CCAGAATGAATTCTCCGGTTGAGATTTAAAGTGACTATTAAAGGTATTTTTTTACTTACCTACTCTCTAACCCACAGAGACAAAGGCTTTCAGAGCTTTCATAGACCATATTTTCAAGACCACCCCAGCTATTAATGGGGCTATCAGGACTACTATTTTACCAACCCCGCCAACTAGTTGATTTATATGGGTTTTAAATTTAAATACCTTTCCAAATAGTCCTCCTGACCATTTCGTCGCCATGTATCAAAGCCACGTTCTACAAGGGCTGCAGAGCATTAATCACCCCGTTCTGCAGGAGGTGGCGAAAAATAGCCACTTTTGACGGCAGCCCGGGATTGGTGTTTTTAAAGGACTTTGCCTCACTGTGCTTGGATGCTCCGTATGCCCTAACGATAGCCAAGCTATACCTTTAGCTTTCCCTTATTACGCGTACTGATTTCGCCACTCGCCTCCCTATTCAAGAAGGCAAACGGTAGACTGCCCCTTCATGTCATAGGGAGACTTATATGGAAAATCTGGATGCAGTCAAAGCTCTGATCACAGTTATGCAGAGCACTTCGTACCCATTAGATGTGCGGGCTAGCGCAGCAGAAGGCTTGGGTTATACCGGCTTTACGACAGCAATAGATGCCTTAGACACGGTTATGAAAAGTACCTCGTACCCGCTGGATGTGCGTGTTGCTGCTGCAAAGGCACTCGGTCGAGCTGTAGGTGTGGCGACGCGTAAATAGCAAGGCTCAAAATAGCCTTAAGCGTGAGAAAAATTCAAAAAGCCACTGCCTGGGTGGCTTTTTGAATAGCGCGAACTCTCCGACGTCCATTCATTTGCTGCTTCTATCAATTGGCTAGGGTGTGCAAATTGTCAAATCTTTGAAGTTTCCCTGTAGGCCTGGCTCTACTTTACCTCTAGCCATATGGTGCGACTCAGCCATCAACGACCTGCGGCGCAGTTCCATGAGCAGGGCCTATTTTGAAAATAAGCCTTTACGCTGGCTTTCCATTTTTTCGCCCAATGATTCCGGGCACTTGGCCGTAACCCATTCTGTGACAGCCCCATGGGCCGCTGTGCAACCGGGCTTCATTTCCCTGCAAAACTTTGCATTCTGTGCAATTGGCGATCCCCTGCAGAGCCCCACGGCCTGCCTGGGCTGCAGGTTCGTTTGCACTACATCCGGATTTGCACAAAAAAAGGACGCAAGGCCCGTCGGCGGGAGGGGGATAAGTGCTTTTTCGTTCTGTTTTTTCTTCTTGATGGAATTTTCTAAGTAATCGTCCTGGCATCAACCTCGCCGAATATCCAAATTCGCGGATTTGCTAGACATAAGTATTGTTTTAGAATGGGCATACATCGTATGTTATAAGTGCGGAGACTGTATTTGTAAATTATATCTACTCTGTTGAGAGTGCTTTGCGTTATATACAAGATAAAAAAACAAGGGTCTAGGCCCTTGTTTTTTAGTTCAAATCTACCATACTTAATGCAATCTATGTATAACCCTACCAGTATCAGAAAGGCTAATGCCTATATCTAAAAACATGGAAAATATCAAAAGAGCTTCCACGAAGTGGCACTTATCCCACAAATCTTCTTCGCTTTCATAGTAGTCGTTTGCATGACTTATATCATTGCGCAACCTGCAGATTGACTCAATGTGGGAGTCGTTAAGTTTGAGCATTTTTTTGGCCTGCTCAGGTATCGCACCATAGAACTCACTCATACATGCTTGGGTATTATATTTGGAGTTATTCAGTCGCGGCAGTCTAGCCATAAACTTATTTACTGCCGATTTGTCTTCAAAGTGCTTTATGAGGTCAGGCTTAAGAGTCCTGCATATAGACTTGAGTTTTTCGCCATCCAAATATGAGCGAGTTGTATATGTGAGCGCCTCAAGAAGTCTGAAGTACCCTAAAAAACGTTCCTCTATGTTTTTCATTCGACGATATTTTATGTACTTTCCCCAATACTCTAGGTTTTTACTCGGCAAATTAAAATAATTTTCAAATGAACCTTCCGAAAGCTGAGGAAGTCCTTGCGTATCAAACTTTAAATTTTTCCCCAAAGGAAACAAGCTAAACGACCTAGAAAACCTCACCCTGTCCTTTGTGGTTGGGTAATACAAGAATCCAGAGCGTCTAGGTAGATTGTCTTGAGAGCACAACTCAATGCATTCAATAAGCAGTTCGTCACCATGAAGCACACTGAATAAATTATAAGTTTTATTGTAAAGTCCGAATATGTCTTCAGTCTTTATACTCCCATCAATAGCAATGTTAAGCGACGGAGGAAAAGTTAGTCCGGCGCTGTAGTCAGCCAAACTAAAAAATTCCTTGACGTTATAGCGCTGATATAATTTTCCAATATCTTTTATTGGGCAGGAGAACTCGTATATGCTTACTGTTACCCCTGCATCAGAGTTTCGTATTGAGTAGCCATGACTATCCAAGATTTTCTGTTGCGTCGTCGTGTAGCCGAGCCAGTTACTGAAGGTACTAGAGTGAATTTGAACAGAGTTAATATTCTCTCGATCCAAATTTAACGGGCAAATTATTACGTGACCTACTTCGTAGCTGACCTCAAAACTCCCCATCGGCTCAGGATTATCAGGCAAGTGTTGCGATTTAAAAGATATTTCATGTAAGCCAAAAAGAATAAAGTTTTGCTTAACACCCTTGCATTCAAGGGTATCAATTTTAATGCCGGGATAGTCATAGCTTCTGTTTGAGCTTGTATCACCTCCAAACCTGAAGACTATCCTGTTTGGCGTGAGCGATAGTTCTCCGGCAAAACTAACCCCATCAATGCTGATAGTCACAAAATACTTATAGCTTTCACTTAGTTCTATTTTATTATCGTCTTGCATTTTTTCTATCCATAGATTGAGGCAGCATCAACCTTATATCTAACCGCGTGCGCTTACAACCCGAAGACGTTTGTGCTAAAGGTGCTCCGCTCAAACGCATGGATTGTTATCAGTTCAATTTTTTATCAAAGATCGCTAATCCCCTTGAGTTGACTACTTAGCATGCTGGCTGTAGATGCCTTCAATGAAAAATTAGCTGCGTCATTAGGTGGAAGCCCTGGAGCGTGTACGTGCGTCGCCAGCTGCACATTCATCTCCTGCACCAAATCAAGCAAATCACACGCCACCTGAAACAGGTTCACGCTCTCCGATCCGATCCAGTTTTTCGGTGCGACCAGCCGCTGGCTTTCCCCGGCCACGCTTTTGCGCAGGCCCTCGATCCGCTCCTGCATATCGCCACCCACGGTGGCGTTGTACTTATCCCCAACCACCAGATTCAGGTCGCGGCCCGTTGCCTGGTGCAAGTCATCCACAGCCGCCACGCTCATTGATCCGCCTGACAGCAGTTTCATGGCACCCAGGGCTTCTATGGTTTTGACCCCGCCGACTGTCTCTTTTGAGTGGTCGTCCACGGTTTGGCTGTGGCCTTGATAGTGCTCCTGGTTATCCAGGGCCTGGACTTCGCGGTCGGCTGAAAAGTCCTGAATTCGCCCGTCCGTCTGCCGCGACCAGTTGCCGTCGGCGTCCACACGCTGCTGGGCGGTTTCGCTGTGCTGCCAGACTTGATCCCCTTTGGGCACCTTCGGCAGGCTCAGGCCGTGGGGCAAGATGGTTTGAATGAACGGCTTGCTGGGCATGCCGTAGGCGAAGTTGACCACGACCATGGTGCCTTCGGCCGGGAAGGCGAAAAAGCCCATCTCATCGCCTCCCACGGGCACGGGCAGCGGGACACCGGCCAGGATCGGCAGGTTGGGGTCGGGTTCGCCGTCTTCGGCCAGTACCTGCAGGTCTACCGCGTACCGGGGCCGGAAGTTGTCGCAGATACCGGACTGGGCCGGGGCATCGGCCACGCCCTGCACCAGGGCGAATCTGGGCAGGTGGTAACCGCCGCTCAGCTCGGGGAATTGACGTTCTACGGCGCGTTTTATTGCTTCTTCCACTTCAAACCCATTTGATTCGCGGCCAGCGACACCGAAACGATGCGTTGCGCCTGGTTAAAGGTTGCACCAGGACGACTGCCTGGCATGGCGGCGACCATGGTGATTTCGTTGCCCTAGTAACCGTCGCCCTGCTGCCATCTCGGGTCGGTGATGCTGAAAACCCGGGCCGGGGTGATAACTGCGGCAGTTGCACCACCAGCACCGCTCGCGCGCGCGGCCTAAAAGCGTTCCCAAGCGTTCTCATGAGATTGTGCGTTAACCTGCAATTCTGCTGCCTGACAGGGTATGTATGTTTTTTAGGGGAAGGCATCGGAAAAAGGTGAGAACGGTAAGATTTTTTGAAAAAAACTCTGTAACGCACGGATTAAAAAAGTTGCAGCCGATAGGTATAGGTAATATCTGAGTAACTTAGAAGTAATCAAATTACTCTTTTGTTAAGTAATCACCTCCAAGGATCATCCCCTTATAAATCAATGACCTACAGTTAGATTACCTTTCGTATCATTCAAAATAACTTCTCTGTGTAATGCGCCAAAACCAGCAAATAGGGGGTTTCTAATACCGTATCGAGGCACCGGCCGAACGAATTACCTGTTTCCGTCGACGCCCCTGAGAATTCCTGCCATAAGGTCCTGGATACCCCCTCACCGCCGCTGCAAAAGACCTTTGCCATAAAAGCACTCACCGTGCAGGGATTCGCAGGCTGATCGCCCCCCAAAATCCTCAATCCAGCCAACAGCCCAGCCCCCTGTAAGCCCGCTGCAGAACTGCGGAAAAAAAGACCTATTAAGCCCGCAGGCGAGGTGGGGGGACGACGGTGCGCGCTAGGTTCAGGTTTGGCAGCACGTCAGCCCCCGTTTTTTAAGTTCACTATTTTGGGTATGACCCATATTGAAGCTTTACAGCACCAGAACTGCTGCTTTCTGAACTTACACCTGATTCGAGAAGCACCAGGTCTTCGCTCAGAAAAAATGATCTTTGTTGTGGCGCCAGGATGACGCTTTAGGCATATTGCCATCACCACTACGCAATAGAACCTCACTGCCGCGGAGATCAGGGATGACAGCAGAAATCGCAATAATGAGCCGTACAGCAGTCGTGCTTGCGGCGGACAGCGCGACGACAGTCACGTCTTGGAAGGAGGGAACTCAAGAACGTAGATATTTCAAAGGGGCTAATAAGCTTTTCGAACTATCCCGTTCGGCACCTGTTGGGCTAATGATTTATGGCTCAGCGGCACTACAAGGTGTTCCTTGGGAGCTCCCAATCAAGGCCTTCCGGGAATCTTTGGGCAATCAGCAGCACGACCATTTAAAGACATATCCAGAGCGTTTTTTTGAATATGTTCAGCATCACGACAAGCTATTTTCGGAAGAAACAAAGAGCAAAGTTCTTTTCAATCTTGTGGGCTCGGCGGTATTGCGCCTACAGATGCTGATAGCTGGTCATGCAGGACATGAGAAACTCGAGGACCTTGCAGGACTTTCAGATATTGAAATTGAAGAAGCCTTGGCAAAGGTAGAAGCAGAAGTAGATGCCATGCCTCTTCATGAGCTGTTGATAGAAGCCGATATAGCCAATGCGACTGCAAAAATCACAGACGACTTTGTGGCGGTCGCATCCACGTCTGTATTGATTTTTACTCAGCAGCCAACACGCGAAGCTCTGGTGCCGAGATTCGTGCTAACGCTGGTCAAATATGCAGTCAAAGATTTTTGCAAGTTTGCGGACAGGACTGGCGTGGTTATTGCTGGTTACGGAAAGGAGGATTATTTTCCGGTACTTGAAGTATTTGAATGCTACGGTTTCCTGGGTGATCGCTTGATTTTTTCACGTCAACCTCCACGAATAATGGATGCCAGCTCACCGGCCGTTATTCAGCCATTCGCTACGACGAGCATGATCGACACATTTCGGATGGGTGTAGCACCAGATATTTTTGGGGCCGTGTATGCAACGACAACAAACTCGCTGACCGGGTTCGGGAAGCTTGTGATGGAGGAGTGTGGTGCCGCCACACCAATCTCTGATGACCGAATGCTCGAAATGGTGAGCGAAGCACACCAGGAACACACCGACAGATGGGTACAAGAAATGCGGAATCAGCATGTATTTCCACTGTCGAATATTATACATTCGCTGCCTTTACCGGACATGGCAGGCTTGGCAAAAAGCTTGATTGAGCTAGAGTCTCTGAAAGAGAGAGTCACAAAACCAAGTGAGTCAGTTTCAGGACCGATCGATGTTGCGGTTATCAGCAAACATGATGGATTCGTTTGGATTGATAGAAAACATTATTTCAAACCTGAATTGAACCCTCGTTTCTTCAAGCGACCAGACTGATGGAGATGAATATGAGTTTCTTAGCCTCCCGGCCTACACATGCGGAAATGCTTACGGCTGCGAAAGATGCGTTGAGCTTAGAGAACCAGCAAATACGTCCTGCCCGACAAGAATCGCATAGTGATGGCTACTCTTCGATGCTGCGCAAAATCGACAGTAAGCCAAGCGCGCAGGAGATCTTGCAAGCATTCTCGCCCCATTGACTAAAGGGTCAATCGCAGTAAAAACCCGCGAATTCGCGGGTTTTTTGTGAGTTTTATTTCAGTCATCCCTCAGTTAGAACAAACCTCCCAGCGCTTCCAACGCCCAATTCATAATCACCAACTCCCCACTGACATCAGCCTTCCCCTGCCGCTGATTCGCAGTGCTGTACCGAATATCCACCGTCTCAAAGTGAAAGCCCTCAAACACCCGCCTGATATCCGGGTGATCATTGATGCTAACCATCACCTTGCCTTTGCAGCGGCGCATGAAATCCGCCATCTGTTCGTAGTTCTCAAACGGAAAGTCCACCCCGTACCCAGCCGTCTGCCAGTAAGGCGGGTCCATCTAGTGAAACGTATGTGGTCGGTCATACCGTTCAGCACACTCAAGCCAGGGCAAGTTCTCCACATAAGTGCCAGACAGCCGCTGCCAGGCTGCTGAGATATTTTCCTCAATCCGCAACAGATTGATGGCCGGCCCTGTGGTCGCCGTGCCAAATGACTGCCCAGTAACCTTGCCGGCAAAGGCGTGGTGCTGCAGATAGAAAAACCGGGCCGCCCGCTGAATATCCGTCAGGGTTTCGGGCCGGGTCATTTTCTGCCACTCGAATATCTGCCGTGAGCTGAGCGCCCATTTGAATTGGCGCACGAACTCTTCCAGGTGGTTCTGCACCACGCGGTACAGCGTCACTAGATCGCCGTTGATATCGTTGAGGACTTCAACCGGCGCAGCCTGGGGCCGCATAAAGTACAGTGCGGCGCCGCCGGCAAAGACCTCGACATAACATTCGTGCGGTGGAAACAGTGGAATCAGGCGATCTGCCAGGCGACGTTTGCCGCCCATCCACGGGATTATTGGGGTGCTCATAAGTGATCCTTGTTTAGACAATTGGATTCGCTTAGGCTTCGTCCCCCCTGCGCAGTGGGGCGAGGCCTTGGTAGGAGCACTCGGCTAGATCGAGTGTTTCGGCGTCGAGCCCGGTGTTGAAGCACCGGATCGTCGCCTCGTTTACTGCGCGGGGACTTTATTCGCCCCCGGCGATCTCATACGGCTTAAACCGCACAACCTCCTCCCCCAGCCAGTCATTCAACTGCGTCATGCGCGATTGAATCGGCTCCAGCTCGTTCGCCACGAATATCTGCGCCGCCTCCCGAATCGACCCAAACCCACCCGCGTTCTGCGGCACAATCCCCATCAACTGCGGCGGTATACACAGGCTGGCCAGCACGTCATCGCGAGTCTGGTTTTTGATCGAACTGAACTCATCTTTGGCCGCGACCTCACTGACCGGGATCAGCTGAATGCCGTCCTTTTTGCCGTTCGGCGAGTAGACAAACAGGTTGCGAAAGTTGCCCGGCCCCTTGGAATCCTTCAGGGCTTTGCGTAACGCATCGACGTCGGATTCGTTCTGCGCCGGGTCAGTCATGTACAGGATAAAACCCGCATGACTGCCGTTTTCGTAGTACTTACGGCGAAACAGGGTCGCCGCCTCGTTGAGCAGCGCCGACTGCAGCGCGCTGATCCATTCCGGTAAGCCGTACACCTCCTGGTGCAGATCAGCTTCGCGCAGGTGGAAGATGCTGCCCGCGTCGAATTCGTGCTCCTCCTTCCAGCCTTGAACCAAAAAATAGCGGCCGTCCTGGCCGGCGCGCATGTACTTGGCCAGCGCCGGTTTCAGTTGGTAAGTCGAACCCAACATCGAGCGCCGCGCCTCGATATAGCCGTTGCCCTGGCTGAGAAAATCCAGCGCGAACTGCTCGAACGCGGCCCGCGACAGCAGCCGGTGCGGGATAAAGGTCTTGCTCAGCAAATTGCGCTTGAAGGTCAGGCCAGAGTGCAAATGCACACTGGAACCCACCGAGCGCGACAGTCCATCAAGTGACAACGGCGGCTCATACCAGCGCCCGTTTAACCAGCACTCCAGATAATCGAATACCGCCCGACCACCCAGGCCGGGGCCGGATCGCCAAAGCTGAACGCCTGAATGGACTGATTAACTCTGCCCTCTGCCTGTTGATCGCTCATCAAAAAATCTTCATCCGCCCGGTATTGGCAGTGGTCTGCCCCTCAAGCGGTTCGTTGTGCAATGCGTGAAAGAGCGCCCAGGCCAGATCGGCGTGGCCGGTGGTGTCGTTGCGCCCTGCGGTGTAGGTGTATTGGCGGCCGCCTGTAGTGACGGTTTTGCGGATGGCCATTAGCGACTGAGCCAGGTCGGTCCAACCGGCGTCGAATTCCAATCGACCTTTGTGAATCACGTCATAGGCTTTGAGTACCAGGCGGGTTTTGACTTCAGGCGAATAGCTAAAGGTGGTCACGTTGGGGAAAAACTGGCGCACCAGCTGCGCTACGCCGCTGCCCAAGCCGGTGACATCGATGCCGATGTAGGTGACCCATTTTGATAAAGGCCGCCTGCGCCGCGAAGTCCATGCCCCGGAACTGATGCCGCTCCAGCACGCGGAATTTACCGCCTGGTACCAGGGGCGACGCGCATAAAGCCAGCCCTGAGCAGTCCCCTGTTTCAGCGGGGTCGTAGCCAACCCACACCTGCCTATCGCCAAATGGCCGTGAGGCAAACAGTTTGTAGTCTTCGGCCCACTCCACCCAGCTATCGACCATGCACGTCTGCAGCAGGGCCAGTGGAAAGATACTCGCGCCGTCGTCAACGAACTCGCACATCAGCAAGTTGTTGAAGGCTTGTGGGCTGTATTCACGGCGTATTTCTTCGATGTTGAACAGGTTGCAACCGCCCCGCTCCGCGTCGTGAATGGTGACGATCTGTCGCCACAACTGATCTTCACACAGCCGCCCGTGTTGGAGGCTGTCATGGGAAACATCGACTTTGGTGTGTTGCGCGGCGGGCAAGCCCTTGTTGAAACGCTCGCCCGTCCAGAAGGTGTACGCCTCATGAGCCATGCTCGAAGGGGTCGAAAAGTAGGTCTTGCGCCACTTATGGTGCAACCCCATGCCTGAAGCAACGTCATTCAACTCCTCAAATTTGTAAGTCCAGAAGAACTCATCGAAGTAGAAATTACCGTGATAGCCCTGAGCAGTACGGGCGTTGGTACCGAGAAAATACAGCTCGGCGACGTTGGGCAACACAATAGGGTCACCGGTTAACTAGATCCCAAAGACCTCACGCACAAACGCCAAAATATAGCCCCGGAACAGGTATGCTTGGTTCTTGGGTGCAGACAGAAAATTCTGATTACGCCCGGTCTCCAGCGCATAGAGAAACGCCTCGCGGGCAAAGTAATAGGTCGCACCGATCTGACGGCTTTTGAGAAAGAGTTCAACGCGGTGGCCAGCATCAAGGCGGGTTGCCTGTTGTGCCTGCCCGCAGGCGGTGGCAAGACCGTCAGTGGCCTGGAGCTGCCCCACATCACCCTCTCCCGCGCCGATGGCGACCAGCACCGTTACCTGCAGGCTGACCGTGACAGCTACAACGGCGTGCGGGCGTATTACTACGACATCAATCGCGCCCAAAAGCAGGAGGCCATTGCCGGTGGTGACGACAACCTCAAGGACCTGCGCCACAGTTATAGCGACCAACAGTCGGCATTAGGCGCCGCCCGGGCGGCGTTCAAGCGCCTGCAACGGGGCAGTGCCACGCTCAGCTACACCCTGGCCAGGGACCGGGCGGACTTGATTTCGGAGCTGACGTATACGCTCCAGGGCGTGAAGACGGAAATCGACGCCATCATCTGGTACAGCGGCAACATGCAACACCGCCGATGGTGGCTACACCCTGAGCCTGGAGCTGGAAAGCACGTTGCCGCAGGATGGGGTTGAGGACTTGGTTGAAGACCAGCAGGGAAATTGCACAGGAGTGACCGCGTATTACCGTGATCTGAAAACGGGCAGGCAGCGATCAGTGACTGCGGGGGATCAGGCCAAACCGAGGCGGCTGCTGTACCTGTATGCCAGCAAGGAGACTGCCAAACACGCGGTGGATCGGGAGTGGGCGCGGATACAATTGGTAACGGACTGACGGGTTTGCTGGCAACAGCCTAATCACATAAGCTATCAAGCATGAACACACACCACTTGGAGGCAGTCATGGCCACCACCCATAAAGTCGAAAAGCCGCGTAAAAAGGTCATCAGCCACGAGCTGACTTACCTCGACGTGCGCAAAGCCGCCCGTGACGGGCAAAAGGCATTCGATGCATTCGTTCTTACCGGCAAACTACCTGTAGCCCCCACTACTGACAAGTAGGTTCTGATGCCTGCTGTCAAAGTCTCGACACTTTTCAAAACGCTGGATGATTGGGAAAATTACGCCGCACACTTTTATAACTATAAAGTGTGCGATGACTTGCCCGGCATTTTCGGCCGCGATGAAAGACTCGATCTGGCAAGCATCTGGCATATCCACCTGGCCAACACGCTGGATATCCAGCACCTATGGGCCAGACAGAAAAGCCAGTACTACCGCACCACCCGCCTCAATGATCCAGACAACGATATATGGCTTATCTATGCCCATGATGAGTATCGGGATGAGTACCTGTTGCTGACGATTGTGGGCCCCGACGCTCATAACCGAAAGGAGTGGGGTTCTTATCTGCGCACTATCCATAACCAGATTGTCGAGCCCTGGCTGGTTGGCAAGCTGGTTTATCCGGACATTGATGAGTAGCGGGCGGGTCTGAAGGTCGCTGGAGCCGGGCTGGTCCAGTTCCACCTCCCGCTTGCGAACCCAGGCTTGGGCGGCCTGTTTTCGGGCGAAGGGCTGGCTCTCTTGGTAGACTTGCACCCCTTCACACTTCACACGGATCTGCGCGGTATAACGTACCGTGCCGTCGGCGAGTTTTCTGGATCTGATCGTTGCCATAGTAAAAGTGGTACACGTCAGTTTTGAGGTGGTAAATTTTACCTCCGACCTTAAAAAAACGCCCTTTTACCCCCTAAAA